CCTGCACGGCGTTGTTCGACGGGAGGATTCCAATGAGTAAGTGGGGCGAAGGCATTGGGACATCCGTGGTGGTTTGCAAGAACCCCAACAAGCCAAGCGTTGATCCGGCTGAAAAGCACGGGGCAGCGTCAAAAAAGATCGAATGGCTTTGCAGCGCGAAGCAATGGAAAAAGCTGAACGATTGGGAGCGCAAGTTCATTCAGGATATTTACGGAACGGCGAATCTGTCTCGTCGCCAGAAAATGCGCCTGTGGGTGATATGCGACCGGGTTTCGTCGAACACCGGGATCACCGGCGAGAGCTAGTTGTGGAGGATTATGCGGCGCTGGAATGGCAAAAGGAAGTGGTGGCTGCGGCGGGGCAGCCAGGTCCGGACGGGGGGCGGGCGGCTGGATGCGGCGCTGGAGCTCGTCGAGGCGCGGTCGGATGACGTGTGCCAGGTGTTGATCCTGGGCCTGCCGGAGGGGCCGTTGCTGGCTGGCGTGGAGGTGTACGGAAAGCGCATTCGGATCTGCGGTCGAGCCGGGCGCGTGACGGTGGCGCCGTCGGTGCCCTGGCGGCTGATCGAGGCGGCGCGGAAGGCCGATAGGGTGCAAGAATGAGCGGAAAGGGGTCGGCACGGCGGCGAACAAGCAGCGCGGCAAAGTATGCCGCTGGGTGGGCGCGTATATGGCGCAGGAACGCTCGCAGGGCCGAAGGCGGCAAGATGGGCGGGTTGGGCGGAGAACGCGCCAAAACGAATCGTAGAGCCCGGAAACGGCATGGTTGACAATTTAGGACAAGGAGTGGACAAAAATATCGTGAATGTTTTGTTTGATAATGCAAAGCGGTTAGCGTATATTGTGAAACAGGAGGAAAAAGATGAACCGTGCGGCACAAGAACTTGGGAGGCTCGGAGGTAGGGTCAGGAGCGAGGCGAAGACGAATGCAAACAGAATCAATGCCCAACGATATTGGGATGCCGTTAGAGCAGGGACGGCCAAGGGGCCACGGAGGGGGAAGAAACCAGCCGGGTTACATGAAGGCATGGAGGAATGCACACCCATATAGCGGGCTGTGTGAAAATTGCGGGAACCCATTTTCCAACCCAACTCCAAGGAAGCATTGCTCGAAAGAGTGTCGCCAAGAGGCATTCAAGGCGAAGCAGGCCGCAAACGCCAAGCCACGGAAGTGCAAAACATGCGGGGTTTTGTTCAAGGCAAGCAAGGCGTGGACTTCGCATTCGTTTTGTTCGGATGCGTGCCGCCCGAAACAGCCGACCGAATGCGCGTGGTGCAACGGGCCAATGCCAGAGCAAAGGGGGCTGTTGGTTGACAAGTACTGCTGCTCCGATTGCAAGCGTCGTGCGCTGGCGGCAAGAGCCAGGGCCAAGGCAAAGGAAAAGGCGGAAGAAAAAGAGAAGCAGCGGCGGCGCGAACTTTGTGCCGCGCTACTTCTTTGGCGCAAGGGCGCAAGCATCCAAACGATAGAGGAAAGGCTTGAATGGAAAGAAGGAACGGGCAGCGGAAAGATGCTTCGGTCTGCCGGGTATCGGAAATCCACAGAAAAAAGGAAAAACGGGTCTGTATGGCATGAAGTTGAGGCAGGCTTCAATGCGAGGAGCCAACAGTTCAGGCTTGAGCGCGACTTTAGGGATCATGCCGTCAACGTTCTTTCTGGCTGCTTTGAGTATGTTAGGCCGGAAGTTTCCATCCCAGGCACCCGGCGCAAGATCGACATTGTGGTAAAGCACGGACTGCACTCGTTCGGCATCGAGTTGAAAAACGGAAATCGCACGGCGAGGCTGGATCAAACACTGGGGCAAGCGTTGGTCAAGTGCGCGGCACTCAAGCTGATCCCCGTCTGCGCCGTTCCAGACGACATCAGAATGGATAAGGTTTTCCTAAACGGTTGCAAGGCAACGAATGTTATAGCCGGGACTATTAGCGAAGTTGTATATGAAATGTCGCAAGTCGTTGCGGGACACCCCTTAAGGTACTCCGCTAAAAATTAAGCGGTTATGCCCCAGCTTGCGAAATCGTGAAAGTGTAATTTGATACTGTTCCATTCATCACAATAACAACGGATAATTCACAATATGCAAAAACCTGAAATCGAAATGGTCGCCGTGGAGCGGCTTGTGCCCTACGCAAAGAACGCAAAGAAGCACGACGACCGGCAGGTGGCCGCCATCGCCGGAAGCATTCGAGAGTTTGGATTTACAAACCCGGTCCTGATCGACGCGCAGGACGGGATCATAGCAGGCCATGGCCGGGTGCTGGGGGCGCGGAAGGCCGGGCTTTCCGAGGTTCCGTGCATCCGGCTGGCGCACCTTACGGACGCCCAGCGGCGTGCGTACATTCTGGCCGACAACCGCCTTGCAGAAACAGGCGGAGGGTGGGACGCCGACATGCTTGCGGCGGAGGTGGAGTCGATTGATTGGGCGGAGCTGGATGCGTTCAAGCTGGATGACATGGACCTTGGCGAAATTCTGGCGGAGGCCGAGCGGGGGGCAGAAGGCGATGCCGACGCGGAGCCGCAGATTGACCGCGCCGAAGAGCTGAACCAGACGTGGGGTGTGAAGGCTGGCGACCTGTGGCTGATTGGCGATCATCGGCTAGTGTGCGGGGATTCGACGAAGGCGGAGGATGTGGCGAAGGCAATTGGGGGGGCAACTCCAATTCTCATGGTGACAGACCCGCCGTATGGCGTGGAGTACGAAGGCGGGGCGGCGAACGAAAGAAAACGAGAGAAGCTTGCGGGTGACGAATCGGCAGACCTGTATGGGCCCGCCCTTGCTATCGCGTCAGAATATATGCCAGTTGGCGCGTGGTATGTGTGGCACGCAGACCGATGCGCTGCGCCAGTCTACGCGGCCATTGATAAATCCGGCTTTGAGATTCGCGCATTGCTGATTTGGAACAAGCTCAAGCCGCATTATGGAGCGCCATCGGCGCATTACTGCCAAAAGCATGAGCCGTGTATGTATGCCGTTCGCGGAAACGCGGCGTTTTGCGGCCCCTCCAACGAATGCACGGTTTGGGATATTGACCAGCCAAGCAGAAACGAACACCATCCGACGCAAAAACCCGTCGAGTGCATGGCCCGTCCGATGCGGAACCACGACGCGCCGGAAGTCTATGACCCCTTCCTCGGCAGCGGCACGACGATGGTCGCGGGGCAGAATCTCGGCAGGCGCGTGTTTGGTTTGGAAATCTCACCCGCCTACTGCGCCGTGATCCTCCAGCGCATGGCCGACGCCTTCCCCGGAATTGAGATTCGCAGAGCGGATGCGTAGCCCATGACCGAATCCGACCCAAGCGTCAAGCGCGCCGTCCTAGCCGACGCCAAGCGGCAGCGGCACATTGAAGCCGGGCGCAAGCTCGCCAGGGTCCAGCAGCACGACGACCCGCCGCCCGAGGTGTGCCGCAAGCGCAAGCGGCTGGAATCCGACTTCCCTGCATGGCTCCGGTTCCACGGCGGGGAGGCGTTCGCGGACAAGTGGAGTCCTGACCATCTCGCTGTCCTCGCCAAGATCAAGGAGGCCATAGACAAGGGCGGGCACTTTGCGCTGGCGATGCCTCGGGGCCACGGCAAGACGACAATCCTAAAATGGGCATTGCTGTACGTCATGCTGACCGGGAAGCGGCGGTATGTCGTGGTGGTGGCCGCGACCGCTGAACTGGCCGGGGCCCTGACCGACTTTGTGAGGGCGCAACTCATCGAAAGCCCGACGTTGCTGGAGCACTACCCGCATGTGTGCCATTACGCCAAGGCCACGGAGGGGAAGGCCATCAAAGCGAAGTACATGCTCCGGCGCGACTTCAAGCCGCTTGGCTTGGGCTGGGGCAAGGCCACGCTGATCCTGCCGACGCCGATGGGCAGGGACGCCCCCTACCCCAGCGACGGCGCGGTGCTTGAAGGCCACGGGCTGACGGGGGCGATCCGCGGCAAGTGGCGCGATGATAAGGCCGGGAAGGTTATGCGCCCCGACTTTGTCCTGCTTGACGATCCTCAGACGCGCGAATCGGCGGAGTCCCCCAGCCAGTGCGCGATGCGGGAGCGAATCATCACCGGCGACGTGCTGGGGCTGGCGGGGCCGCGCAAGAAGATCGCCGCCGTGATGCCCTGCACCGTGATCCGCAAGGGCGACCTGGCGCACCGCTTTCTCGACCACGGGGCGCACCCGGAATGGCAGGGGCTGACGTGCCAGCTTGTTCGGAAATGGCCGGACGCGCAGGACACGCTTTGGAAGGAATACGGAGACCTGCTGCGGGAAGGGCTGGCGAACGGCGACGGGCCGGACGCGGCGACGGCGTTCTATCTTGCGAACCGGGCGGCGATGGACGCGGGGGCGGAGGTGTCGTGGCCGGAGCGGGTGCGGGCGGGGGAAACGTCGGCCTTGCAGACGGCGGAAACGCTGCTGCTGGAAAGCGGGGACCAGTTCTGGGCGGAATACCAGAACGACCCGAAGGACGTCGCGGCCGGCCAGTACGAACTGACGGTCGAGCAAATCCTGTCCCACGCGAACGACCTGCCGCGGTTCCACCTCCCGTCCGCGGCTAACGTGCTGGTTGGACACTGCGACATCAATCGGAGCGGTCTGCACTGGTGCGTGGCCGGCTTCGACCAGAAGATGACCTGCCACGTCGCGGCATACGGGCGGCATCCGGGGCGCGGCCTGCTGTGGGGCGACAAGGCCAGCGCGCAGGCGCGGCAGCTATCCATCTACCGCGGTCTTACGGAACTGTGCGGGCAACTGGCCGGCGCGAAGTTCATGCGAGAGGGGACGGCCATCCTGCCGTCGCTTTTGCTGGTGGACGCGAGCTTCGAGAGCGAGACGGTCCACCGGTTCGCCGAGGCGGCTCGGTATCCGTTCCGCGTGGTTCCGGCCATCGGGCGGGCGGCGCACCGGTACAGGTGGGCGGCGGCAACCGTCGTCGGGCGGCCGGCCGAACAGGCGCACTACCAGCGCCCGCAGTCGAGGCATTGCCCCTACGCGATGGCGAACGTCGACCACTGGCGCGAGGTGGCGCAACGGGCTTTCCTCGGCACGGCCGGCGAGCCTGGCGGCTGCACGCTCCACGCTGCGCCGACGCGGCGGGCTCACCTTCCGTTCGCGGAACACGTCGCGGCCGAACGGCTGGCGCAGAAGTACGAGACGCAGCTTGGATGGCGGTACGAATGGACGCACGCGCCAGGGGACGCATGGGACTGGGGCGACGCGCTGACGGGATGCTGGGTGGCGGCGGCTCTGTCGGGATTGTCGAGCAGCGGGATGTGCGAGGCGAAAACCAAGCGCAAGATCGCGGCCATCGTCGGTGGCCGCCGGGTGGTGGCGGGAGAAACGAAACAAGGAGACGCAAATGGGAAGCAAGCAGAGAAGCAGGGCGGAGGAGAAGGAGCGGGAGGGATGGGCGGCGGCGCGGCGGCGGGCGCCGATAGGCCCAAGCATAGGGCGGTCATCGGGCGCGGTCGGTGGTGAGTCGGTGGCGACTCGCGATCCGGTGGCGGAGAACCGCGACCCGGTTAGGCCTTACGTGTTCAGGCACTACATTCCTGCACCGATGCCGGTCGTTTGTCCAGCCTGCGGGCATTCTACAAGGCAGGACAGCGGCCGACACGTCGATCCGGCGAACAAGAAGATTCTCGAATACCGGGTGTGCTGCAAGTGCGGGAAAAAGCTCACGGCCGGCCGCGACATGACGGCGCGCGAAGTCGAGGCGCTTTGCACGCACGCGGACGGCGTTCGGGAGTACCAGAATGCGGAAATCGCCGGAAAATAAAGATTGCACAATCTGCAATCTATTTGCGCGCGGCCTATTGACCGCCTTTCAAATCGTGAGAAGATAGCGCCATAGACAAACGGGCAGCGTCGCCGGCCAGCGGCGTTTGCCAAAAGCAAAATAATTTAGACGCGCTTGTTGGAGCCAACACTTCACAAGCGCGTTTTTTTATTTGCCCGTTGGTCTGATTTTCAGAATGTCGAAACAGCAAAACATCCTGCCGACGGAACTGGTTGCCGGGGAAACCATCTCCGAGACCATTACGATGGCGGATTATCCGGCGGAGAGCGGGTGGGCGGTCACCTACAGATTTTCCGCGCCGACTCCATTCTCGCAGGACTGCACCGGCGGGACGGCTGGCGCGTGGGCGCTCGCGCTTACATCCGCGCAGACGCTCACCCTGCCGGCCGGGAGCATCCGGTTCGACGCCATCGCCACACAGACGGTCGGTGAGGCCGTCGCGCAGGTGGTGGCCGTCGATTCCGGCGTCATCGTCGTTTCGGCGTCGCCGCTGCTGGCGTCCAAGTGGGCGACGGTGCTCGAAAGCGTGGACGCGGCCATAGCGACGTGGGGCACGAGCGACCAGCGGAGCATGAGCATCGAGGGGATGAGCGTCAACTACCGAGACATCTCCGAGCTTCTGAAGCTCCGCGCGTTTTGCGTCCGCATGGTTGCTAGGGAAACCGGCAACCGCAAGCCATCCATTATCCGGGCTAGGTTCACATGACGGCCAAGGCCACCACCAGCAAAACAAAAAGCACGCGGGCCGGGAAAGCCGCTGTAGCCAAGCCCATCTCTTCATCGAAATCGAAGCACGTCGCCGTCCGCTCGTTCGCGGCCGCGCAGACCGACCGTCTTCTGGCCGGGTGGCGGATGGACGGCGGATTCAGCGCGCAGGAAATACGCGGCCAGCTCGCCACGATTCGCGGGCGTTCGCGCGAGATGGCGAAAAACAACCCGCACTTCAAGCGATGGCTTCAACTCATCTCCATAAACGTCGTCGGCGACGGGTTTGGCTTCAAGTCCACGCCGCACGACGGGTTCCCAGGCGCAAAGGATTTCCGGCTGGACGCGCTTGCTTCTCGTTTCATCGAGTACCACTTCTGGCGCTGGTCGACGTGGCGCGACCCGGAGACGAACCTGACGTGGTGCGACGCTACCGGGCGCAAGACGCTCGCCGAAATGGACGCGCTAAACGCCAAGACGGAGGCGCGGGACGGCGAGTATTTCATGCTTCCGCAGGTGGCCGACAATCCCTATGGCATATCCTTCCGCATCGTCCGGCCGGACGCCTGCGACGAAACCTATTTCCGCGAGGCCACGGCGACGGAGAATCCAGTCTATTGCGGCGTCGAACTGGATCGCCGCACCGGCGCGACGGTGGCCTATTATTTCCATTCGACGGACCCGAAGAGCGGCTACTACGGGAGGGGCGGGCCGCTGCTGCGCGTTCCGGCCGCCAAGGTCATTCATGGCTTCATGCCGGAGGACGAAGACCAGACGCGCGGGATTCCTTGGGGCCACGCCGCACTCGTCAAGCTGAAAATGCTCGAAGAGTACGATAAGGCGGAAATCACGGCGGCGCGGGACGAGGCTTGCAGCGTGCGGACCTATTTCGCGCACGGCGACGATCCAGAGGGCATCGCCGACCTGACGACGGAAGACTATTCCGAGGTGGCGAACAGCCTCGTTGCGGAGAAGGAACCAGGCCAGTCGGAAGTCCTGCCGCCAGGCTGGGATTCCAAGGTCAACGTTCCGCAGCATCCGAACCGCGAATTGACCGCGTTCAAGGCATCCATGCTGCGCGACGTGGCGAGCGGGTTCGGCGTCGAATATTCCAATTTCAGCAACGACTGGGCTGGCGTTTCGTTCTCATCCGTTCGCGTCGGGACCATCTCCGAACGAGACATGTGGACGCAGCTCCAAAATAAGTTCATCGCCCAGAACAAGTCGCCGGTTTTCCTCATGTGGCTCAAGTCGTTTTTGGGACTCGCCGTCAGCGGCACCTACCCGGCGGAGAAGTTTCCGAAGTTCGCGGAGCACGAGTTCCGCGGGCGGCGCTGGATGTGGGTGGACCCGATGAAGGACATGAACGCCGCCGACATGGCCGTTTCGCGCGGATGGAAGACGAACGCGCAGGTGGCCGCCGACTTGGGTACGGACTTCGACGACAACGTCGAGGAATTGAAGCGCGAGGAAATCGTCAAGGCCGGAGATAATAAGGAGGCCGTCCCGGCGTTGAACGGAGCGCAAATAACCGCCGCTCTGGAAATCATGCAGTCATACGCGACCGGAGGAATCGGAAAGGAAGCGGCCATTGCGCTGCTTACGGCGGCGGGGGTTCCGCAGGACGCCGCGATGAACATGGTCGGAAAGCAGAAAGTTGAAAAACCACATGAAGAAGAAAAACCAGCAACCGACGAAGAATAGCGAACCCGCGCCGTCCATCGACGCCCGCGCCATACGATACCGCGAGGCGGCGTTCGAGGTGCGCGGAGAGGGCGAGGAGCAGAGCGTCCGCATGAGCGTTTCGAGCGAGGCGCCCGTCCTGTCCTACGTCTATTTCAACGGAGAGCTTCAGCGAGCATACGAGATTCTCGACCACGGGGCCGGCAGCATCGACATGAGCCGTTGCAAGGACGGGCTTGTGATTTTGGATACGCACGACGGCGACCAGATCGGGCTGATGAGCGTGGAGCTGAACGACCGCAAGATGGGCGGGCCGGTCGAATTTTGCACGGGCGCGAGGGCGCAGGAGATCAAGCAGGACGCGGTGCGGAAACTGCGGCGCAACACATCCGTGGGATACCGGGTGGACGCCGACAGCTACCGTCTCGAAGGCGAGCAGGACGGAATCCCGGTGGTTCGGGCGATGTCATGGATGCCCTACGAGGCGAGTTTCGTCCCGGTTCCGGCCGATCCGGGCGTCGGCGTGGGCCGTGCCGAGGCAGAAGTAAATAAACAAATCGCCGGACAACCCGGCAAGGAGACCAAGAAAATGGAACCCAAAGAAATGGCGGGCCTGTTCGCCCGCGCCGCCAAGTTCGGCATCGAAGCCGACAAGGTGCAGGAGATGATCGACGACGGCAAGGGCCGCGCCGATCTGGACGCGATGATCGTCGAGAAGCAGGCGAAGGACGCCGAGGCGCTCCGCAAGGACGCCGAGGCGCTCCGCAAGGAGGTCGAGGCGCTGAAGGCCCGCAAGCCGGAAGCCGCCCAAGCCACCAAGGCCGACATTGAGGCTCCCGCCGTTGTCATCGGCAAGGACCGCAAATATAGCGTGATGAACGTTCTCCGCAACCTCGCCGGCGAAAAGTCCGACGTCGGGTTTGAAACGGAAATCTCGCAGGAACTCGGCCGCCAGCGTGGCAAGACCCCGAAGGGCGTTATCATCCCCTTTGCGGCCCTTTCGCAACGCGACCTGTCCGTTAGCGGCACGTCGAGCGCGACCGTGGCGACCTACCTCGACAGCGCGAACTTCATCGACCTGCTGCGGACGAAGTACGTCATCGGGCAGGCGGGCGTGACCTTCATGCCCGGCGTGGTCGGCAACCTGTCGATCCCGAAGATGAGCGCTGGCGCGACCGCCTACCACGTCGCCGAGGGTTCGGACGTCACCGAAAGCACTCCGACGCTGGCGAACGTCACCGGCTCGCCGCACACCATCGGCGCGTTGGTCGACGTGACCCGCCGGATGCTGGAGCAGAGCACACCCGCCATCGAGGCGCTGGTTCGCACCGAGATCGAGGAACGCCTCATGCGCGGCGTCCAGATCGCGGTGTTCGCCGGCAGCGGCGAAAGCGGCCAGCCTTCGGCCATCACGACCGCGACGGGCATCAACAACCCGGCGATCGCTCAAGCGGGCACCCCCACCTACGCGGAAATCCTGAACTTCCCCGGCAACATCATGGCGGACAACGCCGAGGCCGACGGGCAGAAGTTCATCATGACCGCAGAAGTTTGGGCGAAGCTGGCCGCGACGCTCGTCGGCGCGGACGGCGCACGCACGGTCCTCGATCCGGTCAGCAAGACCTGCATCGGCTTCCCGTACTTCACCACCGAGGACGTTCCCGCGAACAGCCTGTGGTTCGGCGACTGGTCCACCGTCGTGGTCCCCTTCTGGGGCAACGGCGTGGAAATCGCCAGCGACAACGCGAAGTTGTTTGCGTCCGGCGGAATCACCCTGCGCGCGCTGCTTGACTACGACGTCATGGTGCGACAGGGCGCGAAGCTGGCCTATAACACGGCCGTCACGTCCTAGTCAACCAACCAATGATGGCCCCGGCCGGTTGATTCCGGTCGGGGCCGCATAAGGAGAAACAACAAAGTGAAAAAGATCCTGATTTTCGCGCTGGTGGCCGCCGCCGCGCTTTCGGCGTTCGGCCAGTCCGACGCCAACCAGATGAAGTACGTGGAGATTCTTTCGCCCACGGCTTCGACGTCCACGACCGGCACTACCGTCAACGTAGCTGCATACAAGGGCAACGCGACCCTGGCCGTCCAGATGAGTCCGTACATCGCCGCCGCAACCTGCACCGTGACCATCGCCCATGCGTCGTCCACGACAGGAACTTGGTACACGGTGACGAACACCGCCGGCACGGCCGCGACCTTCTCGCAAGTCGGCCCGGCCACCACTGCGGTGCAGACGGTGAGCATCGACATGGCTAGGCTGAAACCCTACGTGCGGGCGGTTGTTCTGCAATCCGGCGAGGATACGAACGCCGTGTCGGCGATTCTGATCGCGCCGATGAAGTCCGAATAGGTTGGATTCGCGGAGATTCGCATGGGCATCGGATCGTCAGTGTTCAACGCGCAGTACGCGGCGTTGACCGAAGCGCGGGCCAGCCTGCGCGTCGGGCGCAAGCAACTGGACCGATGCCTGTGCGGATCGTTCGCCACCACGCGGACGGCGACGGATGAAGGCGTCTACGAGGCCGTCCTGGCGAGCGTCAAGGCCGTCAAGACGGAGTTCGAGGCCGCGTTCGGGACCGACCGGCCGGAGGGCTGGCGCGTCGAGTTCGCGCGCGCCGGAGAATCGAATTGGCAGGACGCGCGGATCGTCGGCGTCAGCGAGACGGACGGCATCTACAGTCTCGCCCTCGAAGCGGAGTTCGGTTGATGAATGCGGACGTCAGCTTGTCGTTTGCAGAAGGCGACGTTGACCGTCTCATCGGCCAGATGGACCGCGCGATGCGCGAGCTTGGGATAACGCTAAAGCAGGCGATGACCCAGGCTGCAAACCGCGTTGCGTTGTCCCTTGGAAAAAGCACGGCGGTTGCGCCGAAATACCGGGAGTTCCGCGACACGGGCCGTGTTTCTGGAAATAGGAAATACGGAGCAACCGGCTATTACTTCAATCACGAATATGAGGTCACAAGCCTAAAAGGAGGCACGCGCAAGACCTTTAGCCTTTGGGCGAAAAACAAGTCAGAAGCAAAGCGCGACAAGCGCGTTCTGATTGGCAAGCGCGGCCTTGCCAAAATGGCATGGCGGCGGGCGGCGCAAGACATTGGGGCGGATGCTGGGATTGGCTCCGGCGGGGCATCGGCCAGCGCGCAAGGCGCGGCGCGGTTGGCGCTAGAGGCGGAGTTCAAGTAATGGTTACAACCGAGATAGAGGTTGACCAGCGAGACGTTGACCGTCTTTCGCGCACAATCGACCGCGCATCCGAAGCGCTTGGCAAAAGCACGCGGGAAGCTGTGCAATGGGGGGGCGTTTTGTTTGCTCAGTCCATGTCGCCGCGCACAAAAATTTCAGACAAGAAGCGCAAGGTTGTCGAAATGCCAATTCAGAGGATAACGACTTCTGGACGGGCAGATAGACGCTACGCAAGATTTGGAATGAAATATTGGAAGGCCGGCGTCGAGCTTGTCCGCCCGCTTGGCGGAGTTGGCAAAGGGGCATATAAACGCTACAAAAGCCGTGCTGAAGCAAGGCGGGATCGGCGCACAAACATCGGACGCAGTGGATTGGCGAAAAAGACGTGGGCATGGGCTGCGCGGCACATGGCAAGCGGCGGAACGGCAGACATCATGCGCGTCCAGAATGTTGCGACAATTGAATGGGGCGGCGTCAGGTATGTTGACAGCAACGTGCGGATAACCAACCGGCTGCGATACATTGACAAGGCGCTTATTGGCGGACGGGGGGCGATAGATTCCGCCCTTACTGCGGCATCAAACAAGATGGAGCATTTGATTACGCAACGACTTGAAGAGGCGGTGCGGGCATGAACGTCGCCAAGGCAGTAGAAAAGGCGATTGCCGCCGTGCTGCGAAACTACGCCGAGCTCGGCGCTGACGTTGTTGTTCGGACCTATCGGGCGCTCGATTTCGATGGAAGCTGGGAAGCAACAAAGGACCGTCAATTCCCGCTTGTTGACGTGCGCTGCGCGTATCCGGTTGTTACTGAAGGGCAATGCACCACATACGCTGAATGCGCGATACGGTACGCCACCAAAACAGACGACGATCCAAAGCACGCCGTATTTTGTGAATTGGAGGATGCGGTTGTTGCAGCCATTGAAAGAATGTTCAACCAGTTTAGAACAAAAACAGACGGCGACGAAATGACGCAGTTCAAGGCTGATCTTGCGGCCGACCTTGGCGGAAATTTCGAGTACAGCGGACTCACCTGGGGCGAGGGCGGCGAGCCGTCTTCGGGCGACGGGATAAATATGGGGACAGTTAAAATCCGCGTCAACTATGTACGCAAGGACTTCATTTAGAGAAAGGAGATTACAATGGCAGAACCAACAATTACATTCGGGACAACCACAAAGTTCGGCAGCTTGACGGGCTGGAACCCGGTTGGCGCCACGGTGACCAAGACGAAGACGCGAGCGGTGGCGCTTAACGGCATCGGCAACGAGGTCGCCAGCAAGGTCATCAACGAGATCACGGAGTACAGCCAGGAGTTCGTCGCCAACTCAACGGATGCGCCGATGATTCCGCCGACCCTTGGGGCGCTGATTGGCAGCGTGGTGCTGACGGGAATCAGCATTTCCACAAGCGCGACGGATTTCGCCAAGATGACCCTGACGGGCCACCAGCACACGACGAACGCGCACGCCAACACGCTCAACCAGGTAACTCACGGGATCACCATTTCGAGCGGCTTCGGCGGGGTTGACTTCCTGGGCGGCACGGCCGGCGACAACGCGGCGGTGGAGTCCTCCACCCTGAACATCCAGACGGGCCACACGGACGTCCAGGCGGGCGCTACCGGGGACCATCTCATCGGGCAAAATCACACGGCCAACGCCACGGCGACGACCGTATGGATCGGGGTGCCGACTGTCGGCATCGGTGACACTTGGGATGAGACGGAAACCGGCAGCACAACCGAAAGCAACACCGGCCACGTTCGGACAACCTACACGGGCGCGAAGTCCCTTACCCTTGCCGCTCCATAGCAGGGGGACGATGAATGCCGCCCACACGCCAGCGCGTAAGCCTGCTATTCAAAAGCGGGTGCGACCAGCTTAAAGCCGCAGGAATCACGGCGGAGCCGGAGGATGTCGTTTGGCTTTGGGAGACGTCGCGGCGGGTGATTGAGGGAGACGGCGACGTTATTCCGGCGCTGCTGGATGTCCCGGTCCAGGTGGGCGCGGTGACCCTGTGGCCGCGCACTATCGGGGCGGCGCTGTGGTGGGAGCAGTACGGCAAGGGATGGTTTGGCGGGAAAGACCCGGCGGATGAGGTGCTGGCGCTGGCATGGATGCTAGCGCATGGGCGGGATGCCAAGCTGTTTCGTGAGACGACCAAGAAGGCCGTGGCGTGGGCGCGGCTTCTGGCGTGGCAGTTGGGGCTGGCGGCGAGCGTGACGCTCAACGAGTTGGCGTTTGGGATTCAGCGGCTGTTCGGGCAGGTTGACGTTGACGCCGTGAGCGGCGAAACGTTTGAAGCTGCGAGCGAGCCGGATTGGGGCGGTGCGCTGGCGCAGTTGTGCGCGACGTACCACCGCAAGCCCGAGTATTTTCTGTGGGAAATAGGGGAGCGGGCGGCGATGGAGATGATGCAGAAGGCCCCGCCGCCGCCGGGGTGCCAGCGGCCCAGCCGGGATAGCCAAAGCCGGTACGGGGAATTTGTGGATTGCGTCAATGCCATCAAAGCGAAATATACGGTGGCACAGCCAAAGGCGGAGGGATAGGCCGTGGCATCCGTTTCCATAGTAATTCGCGCCAAGAACGAGGCCAGCGCAACGTTCAACCGCGTCAAGGGGGATATTCGGGACTTTGCCGGCGACGGCCAAAGGGCCATGGCCGGCATTAAATCTGCCCAGGAAGCGCTCTCAAAGGCAATGGCCGGCGACCTGGTTGGGGCGGCGAAAAGCGCGGCGACGGCATTTAAGGCGCTGTGGGACATGGTTATGAAGAATCCGGTGGTGGCCGTGTTCGCGGCGGCGGCGGCGGCGATTGCGGAAGCGGCTTTGGTTGTCAAAGGCTACAAGGAGCGCATGGAAGAAGCGGCGGCGGCGACTGCCGAGGTCGGGATTGAATCAGAGGAGCTATACAACCGAATTGACAAGATTGCCGGCAAGGACGTCGAAAGCAACGTCAAGCGCAAAGCCGAGGCGCTAGTTGAAAAGGGCGACCGGCGAAACATTTTGATTAACAAGGAATCTGCCGAGCGATTTGCGGAATCAGACAAAGCGGCGGCGATTGCAGCGGCGGCAGAGCTTGAACGTCTTGGATCAAAGGCAACAGACGGGGACAAGGAATACGCCAAACGCCGGGCAGATGCCTATGAGCGGGCTCAGGCGCAAGTCAAGATATGGGAAAAGGCGCTGGAGAATCTGGAAAAGGCAAATGCCGACGCGGCGGCGGCGGCACAAAAGGCCGGGGAAGAAGCGGCCGAGGCCCAGCGCAAGGCTGCGGAAGAAGCCCAAAGGGCGGCGGATGCAAGGCGGCAGGCCGAGTGGGAGATGTCGCAATCCATCATTGAGATGAACAAAAAGGCCGAGCGCGAGCTTTTGGACAACACGGCCCGCATGCGCGAGAAGCAGCTTGCGGAAGCACGGAAGTCGGCTGCGGGGCAGATTCAGGCGGCGGAAGCTGCGGCGGCGGCACAACGGAAGATTGCCGACGCGGCGGCTACAAAGGCAGCAGAGTTGAAGCGGCGGGCGGTTGATCCTGAGTATCGCGCAGCAGCCGAGGCGGCCGAAAAGCGGGCGGAAAAGCAAGAAAAAGCCTACCAGCGGGCAATCTCCGAGTGGAAGCGCGGGATTCGCGGGCGGCACCTTAACGCGGCCGTGGCGGCGTACAAGGCCGAGCAAGAGGCGATTGAGGAAGCCAAGCGGGCCGAGGCGATGGATGCGCGGGCGGCGGAACTGCGAGAGAGCGCGGAACGGCATCTCGCAAAGATGGAAGAAGAGATCACCGCCTTGCGCGAGGCAATGGTTTAGGAAGGGCGGCTGTCATGGCGGCATGGTATTTGACAGGACAGCGGGTCGAAATCGAAAGCAAATCGGTCCAGGCCGACGACGTTGTAACCGTGTACCGGCGGCGGGTTGTGGTTGAGGAGTACCGGCGGGAAACGGCTACGGGGTTTTCGTTTGCTGATGAAACGCAGATTTACGGCGGGGAAAATTTGACGCGGGTAATAGAACACTCCTACGAGACTGACCCCATCACCGGGGCAACCTTTGAGCACAAGACGGTGGTGAAGCCCAACGTGTGGACCAAGGCGGCGACGTACACGGCAGGCGAGACGGAGATTGAGTAGGCAGGGCGCGGCGACAATGAAACTGCTGCAATTCAAGCGAGTTGGGGAAGGAAATGGCGACGGGCTTATCCCGCGTATGCGGGAGTTGCTTGATGCCCATTCTGCCACGCTTGAAAACATCGCGGGGGAGGATGGAATCGGCGTCCGCAAGAATTGGCAGGGCGGGATAACGATCTATGGCAACGGGGCGGCTTCTTTGTCCATTTGGTCCGGCAT